TCTGGACAGGCGTCTGGAGGAGGGTTCAAGCGTTCTTTTCGTACCAGTGGTTGAAGGGGCAATTACCGCAGCGGCCGCCGCATGGATTGCAGTGGCGGTGAGTGTCGCCTCCATTGCCTACAGCGTTTACATGTCCCGCAACATGAAAACTAAAACTTCAGCCGAGGCGGCGGAAAACAACACCATCACAAACAACTCTTTCACCAGTGCGGAGAACCGCGTCGGCCAGGGGCGGCCAGTGCCGATCCTGCTGGGCGAGATGGTGTGTGGCTCTAACGTCATTTCCCTGGGTATTGATACGGTTAATACAAATAACTGGGATGAAATAATTGGTTAGTACTGATTATGTATACGACAGATGGTAAAATAAGCAAGTCGGATAGATGGTGGAACATCGATCCGGCTCTAACCAGATAACCTATTGCTGAGGTCATTATGGCTGAAATCAGTTTAAACGATTTATTTGTTTATGACGAAACGTCACCAAGCCATTTGAGATGGAAAATAACCGCTAACCCATCAACAGCAAGGGTGGGTAGTGTAGCGGGTAAGATTAAGCCATATGGGTCAAATAAATATTGGTCTATAAGATATAAAAATAAACAGTATAAAGCGCACCGAGTGATCTGGGAGCTTGTTACCGGGAATATTTTAAAGACCGTAGATTTAATAGACCATATTGACGGGAATGGCTTAAATAACTCTATAATTAATTTGCGTGCTGTAGATAAGGCTTTGAATAGCAGAAATAGTCGAAGGAGAGGAGTTCCTAGCCCCTCTGGGCTTCCTCCCGGTTTATGCATTCACGCTGACGGGCTTAGCATAAGAGCCAGGGTGAGTGGTCTGGACGGAAAAAGATTATCAAAGTCATTTTCCATAAGTAAAAACGGACTAGAAAATGCCATAAATCAAGCGGTTCTTTGGCGAGATGAAAGTATAAAGTTGCTAAATAAATTTGGTGCCGGATATACAGAAAGGCACGGTAAATAAAGTACAAGGTCAGCAGATGCTGGCCTTTTTTATTGGAGGTAATGATGAGTTCAGGTGGCGGCAAAGCATCAACGCCCAGATTGTTGGATGACAACCTGCGTTCTAAACAATATTACCGGGTTCTTGATTTGATATCAGAGGGACCAATAGCTGGACCGGTTGACCAGTCGCACCTTTCTTCTTTCATGCTGAATAAAACGCCCATCACCGATTCTGCCGGCAACGTCAGCGTGAACGGCGTGAGCGTGGCCTGGCGCCCCGGCTCGGAATTCCAGAGCCCGATTAACGGCT